GCTGCTAATTTTTTTAATATGTAAGTATTGTAATATTTAACTTCTATTCTGCCTGCCATGTTATATTATTACTTGTTTTATTCTGTTTTTAAGGTTATTATTAAACGCAAGGTCCCACGTTTGGATTAGGACCAGTAGGTTGATCTGTTGTCATTACACTTGGTGATTCTGGAACTTCCGTAGGTGAAGCATCTGGGAATGAAGCAGACCAAAAAGGAAGTTTTGGTGTTTGGGCTGAACCAAATTGAAAACAATTTGTAGCAAGATTTGCGTCATAGCCCGGCAACTCTTCAGCGTTGGCTCCATATGGTATACCAGCACCACCCGAACCTCCGGTTATTGTGTGAGACCAAAACAATTGCACTTCAGCTCCAATAACAGGGACGTAATTTTGAGGGCCAGATTGACTATATCCATTAGTAAGACTTCTAGCCCCAATACCACTTCCGCCCATAGCAAATAATTCATTACCAAGAATTTGCACAGCAAAATTAACTACTGCACTTTTTGTAAAGTCATATGCTTGAAACGTCCCAGCCCCACAAGTTGCAGAAGTACCATCGTTTTTTTCGCCTGGTCTAACACCAGCGTTAATAAGAGTATTGTCAGTTGTAAAAGCATCAAGTTTTAACAATGTTTTTGTATGAGAATCTCTGTCTGGGTTAACACCGGACCCTTGGTTTAAAGAGCTACTTTGAACAAAAGATTGATTAGTAAAACCTGATTGAGTTGTTTGTTTTGATCCGTCAACAAATCGTCCTACACTATAATCTGTTCCAGCGGATTGAGTGGGGCCGTTTACATTGTCAATTTCACCAAACAAAACCTGCACAGAATTTTGTGTTCTTGATCTATACTGTATTGGAATAGACAAATAAGCCCATATATAAACAATATTAGGTGTCCAGTTTTGAATCTGTCCTATAAATCTAGGATAAGGATAAGACCCGGCGAATGAGAAAAAACTTCCCATTGCATTTGTCATAGTCGTGTTTGATGGGCCACTTACAGGTAATGCTACGAAACCTGTGCCTGTAGTATACGGAGCAAATACAACTTGTGTAGAAAGAAAAATATCCGCTTCAACGCCGTAAGAAATAAGAAGAGGAACACTTAAGCTTGCACCTAAATTATCGGTTAACTGCATGGTTACTTCATAAAAGTAACCTGTAGTATTCCCGTTACCACTTACTGATTTTAATTCAAATCCTAAAGAATTACTAGGAGATTGAAGCCCTTGGCTAGTCAGATCTAAAATAGTGTTTGTAGCTGCGTTCCCACTGTTAGGTGTGTTATCATATTGAAGTATAACTCCAGTATTTGTCGTAACCCTAATCGATACCACAGACCATCCAAATCCATTGAGAATGGCAAATCTTTCTTGAAGAACACCTAAATCAATTGCGCCATTAAACCCGCTAGGAGAAGTGGCAATTGTATAAATACTTACATTAGAAGGAGTGGCTTGAATATCTAATGTGGTTGTAGAAGCAACAAAATAAGGATCTGAATTTGTTAACTGTAATTCTATAGTTTGATCTGTTTGAGTTCCATCAGCTTGTGTAAACCTTACCGTTGCTATATATTTGCCAGCATAAGAAACTGCAAATGATTCTTCAATACCTGACGCATCAGATCCCGCGTAAAAGAATCCTAGTGTTTTTATAAAAAAGCTACCTGTTTGAGTTCCAGCTTCTAGTTCAAATTGCGTGTTTGCACCAGTAGCGTAATTAATAGAATTTAAGTTTGTTGATCCAAAAGCAAAATTGAATACTGATACTAATGTAGCGGTAGTTGTGTTGTCAATTTGACCTTCTATTAGCGGAAAGAAGTCAGGAGTAATTGTTGATCCGCTAGGAGTGTTTTCAGGAAAACTTGCTTGGGTAACTGATATTCCACTTATACCAGTTCCTGTATTTAATATATCGTAATTTAAATCAGATATTAAACCGGTTGTGGTTGCCTCGTAAAACAACTCTAATTGAGAAATAAAAGGTGAGGTTTCATACACAGCTAGACCCATGTTATCCGCGTATGGATAATCGGCGGGAGGAAATGTATACAAAACTTCTGTAATACCTATTGATTTTTGTGTAGATATTTTAGCTACAAATGGTTTTGTATCAAAATCATAAATAGCATTTCTGTTTATGTTTACAGGTACAAGTTCATAAACTGCAGCCGACGCTGGGGCTGATGTATCTGTTAACACTGGAGGAAAAACATCTTCAATAGTTCCAACTAAGTCAACGCTATCTGCAGATGATAAAGGGTCAAATTGAGTTGTACGATATGAATTTGTTCCAATAGTTGCTTTAGTTGTATTAGTTACTCGTCCAAATAATCTTATGCTACTAGTAAATTGGTTTTGCAGCGGACCTACTTCTGTTAAATTTCTAGGTATTTTATTTATGTTATCAGCAACGAGTGTTGTAAAAGCTGTCTCGCCTTGTTCTAAAGTAGAAGAAACTATAGGATATCCATTCACAATGCCTGGAAGATACACATTATAATAATCTTGTTGCTGTTGTTTAACACCTACTTTGTAACTATAAAACCCATCCACGTTTATAGTGTAGGTTGCGTATGTTCTAGGAAGCTCGTTTTGAGTTAAAGGGGTTTCTGGCCTACCTGTAGCAGTATTGTCAAATAAATATTTAGAAGCAACCTCTCCGTCTGTAAGTAATACAACAGACGTAACAGGAGATCCTACACTTGTAACAGACTCTATTTCTACATAGTCCGTAAAAAGCCCAGCAAATGTTTTACCTAATTGAAAAAAGTTTTGATATGTAGTTGCAAAATTTGGAAACAAAGGATCTGCTGAAGTTGTAGAGCCTGTTTGATATTTATAATAATTTTGTGATGTAAAAAGTATTTGAAATTTAATAACAGTTCCTAAATCTGCACCGGCAGCAACCAACTTAACTTCAGGAGAGCCTGCGTTGTCAAGCAAAGTGTAATCCGTAGTTTCAGCTAATCTAATAAATCCATTGCCTGTATTTTTATACACAGTATAAGTATTGGCTCCACCTAAATCACTATACAGCAACCCTTGAAAAATAAAAATTCCTTGTGCAGCCGTAGCTGTTATAGATTGTGTAGATAAATCTCTAAAAAATATAGCTGGAATTGTGCCTGGAGGATTACCTGGCGGCTTTGGAATAGTATAATAATTACCTACGGCATAAGCACCCGGATAACCACTAACGTTATTGGCAAGCGGAGCTTCGGGTATAACATTATTAAACTCTAAAGATAAAGTATCTCCTGTCCACCCTTGAACATCGGAATTAAATCCAACCCCATTATAATCGCTAAAAACATTAGATCCCGGTTGAGGATTTCCTGATGAATCTAATAAGTTATCATAATTAGATAATATTATATCTGTTTGACGTCCAAACTTGTCAGCTAATACTATGCCTGCTTGATAATTTCTATTTTGTTTTAATGAATGTTGGGGGTACTCTGTAAAAGTTTGTTGAGTTTTATCTACAATTTCTGCATAATAATCTAAGCCTCTTTGTCCGCTTTTACCTTCAATAAAATTACCATACATGATTCTATTACCAGCCGTTTCTTGAGCTATAGCTCTTACGGGAACTTTATCAAAAACTCTAGTTGATTCAGAAGAAGGTAATGTTTTTACAGGTAAAGTAGATTGATAATCATATTGATATATGTTAGTGTTATTAAGATTATTTATAAAATCTTGATCTACATTTATTGATTCTAAAACTTGATAAGCTAATTTATCAGACTCTTTAAAAATTATATCTATGCCTTTTACTTTATAGTCTGCCAGTATATCTAAGCTAGGCAGCTCGATATTTAATATTGCATTGTTAACAGAGTTTTGCATAAATTCAACTACGGTAGTTACAAATGCTTGTGTTTCATTATCATTTACAAACTGGCCTTCCTGTTCTGGTATAAATACATCTTGACTAAAAGGAGAAACAATAGAATACTCGTTGTCATCAAACTTAAATCTATAACTAAATTTTACAAATTTATCTCTTAAATAATCAGGATCTCCATTCCATCCGTTGTAATTAACATTTTTTATTAATCTAACAGAATAGCCATTTATATTTTCATTTCCAATACCTGTGCTGCTGTCAATAGTAACTGCTTGGTCAGTGCTTTCCATTTTTACATAAGTACCCGTAAGATCGCCTACCACGCCGTCTCTTGTCCAAAATCTAGCTGAATCTAATAATCCTGCAAAGTTAGATGTGTCACTTATGTAGCCAGCAGGCAAAGCGTCAAAACCAGTAGTGTTGGTTCCAGGATTAGCTGACCAAAAATCTGTAGATTTTAATGGTGTTGCTGGGCTAGCGCCACCGCTTATTTGTAACCACTGAGCTGAAGTCATAACAGTAAAACCTACAGGAGCTAATTCTCGAACATCTTTTACAGCATGGCGATTGTATAATTTTCCATAAGTAACACCGTTACCTAGAGAATAGTCATAGTAACACCAGCAACCAGTACCAGCTGCGTCGTTAGCAATCCATTGTTGTTGCGTAATAGCTTGATTAATTTCATCTCCGTTTCTATAAACCGAAGTATCTAAATTAATTGAAGTTAAAGTTAAAGGTCCGATCTCTGTTTGCAAAGGATCGCTTGCGTCGGACATGGTAGAAGGCTTTATACCTGTATTTGTAGATCTTAAATTTATAAAATCCGGAGCTCTGTAGGGCGCGAATTTAGCAACAGATATTTGATCTTCTGTTTTATAATATTGATTATCACTTAAGGCTGTTGAAACATTTATTTTTCTAGGTTGATTTCTATTGTCACTAAAAAAAAGTAAATCTTCTATTAGGCTAATAGAGTTAATTCTACTATTGGTAGAAAAATTTAAAAAGTTTCCACTAACAAGTAAAGTAGAAGTTGTGCTGCCAGCATTATATTGAAGTATTTTTCCAAGCCCAGTGTTATCTGTTGTAAAATAATAAGCTAAGTTATTAGTATGATCTACATAAACACCTACTACTTCCTCGGTGCTAGTAGACTCACTAACTCTTAATTGATTACCTAATATAGCTTCTAATGCTCCAACATCACTATTCTCTGATCTAGAGACCGCTACATTTAAAGCGTCTCTGTATTCGTTGTTTGGAATAAGTCTATCGTCTAAATCTTTATTCATTTTAGACTTAATAAAACTGTTTTTAGCTTCTGCCATTTAATTTTAGTGTTTAATCCATTTAGATTTACCTCTCATAACTTGAACTATTTCATCAAGTTTAATATTTGATAATCTTATTTTAGCATTTCTAAGTTTAGCTCTTCTATCTTTTTGAAGTCTTTGTACTAAATATTCTTGCTGACCAGATCTTGTTGAAATAATTGCATGAAGTATGCTTGCATATAAAGCGTCTTCAGCCATCTTAGGAATTCTTGTGTCTAAGTCATAAGCAAGTCCGTCTGATATATATTCTAACACAATAAGTCTACCCACTAAATTGCTGGAAAAAGACATCTTGCCTTCTCTTTCATTCATATTAAACCATCCGTTTACTTGTGATATCTGCGGGTCAAGCCCATATTGTCTACCCCAATTCCACGATCCATCAAAACCATAAGCATTTCTAAACTCTGCTAACTTATCAATACTATTTAAATTGTTGCCGTTAATTAAATTGTCATTGGCATTTTTCCATCTTTCTTCAGTAATAGAAGTTCCTTCTAAGTTATCTCCAAAATTATCATTTGTAGGAACACCGGCTTGATCTTGTATAGGCGTTTCATAAGGACTTATAGTTAAATTGTTTGCAGGATATATAATTCTTTTTACACCTAAGTTATCTATATAAGAAACCCTAACGTAATTTACGTAGTCCTGTGGTAATATAACGCTTAAGCTAGCAGGTATATTCAATTCTTGCGAATGAACACTTTTTAGTGTATCGTAAGAAAACTCCTGTAAACTACGCTTAGCGTGGAATATAATGTCTGTTCTTTTTACATTAGGAATTAGCTTGTCAGCTCCAACGTATGCTACTAAGAAATTGTTTATAGCATCGTTTAATGTTAAATAGCTGTAGCCGCCATAGTTATCTTCTACAGCTTGACCGTATGCTTTTTCTGGTTCGGTTTGCCCGTATTGACCTCCAGTTAATATTTTTAATTGAACAACAACGTAAGTGTTAATAGGTAAACCTGTTAAGGTTATAACATTACCATTAACCGTAAAAGCAGTAAGATATTCATCCCAGCTTCCTGGGTTTGGCAATCCTGTTGCGCTTGTGTACACCTTAAAATTATTTAAAGCGTAGTTAACGGTTGAAGGATTCCAATTTCCAAATATTAAATCTGTATTAAACGTAGTTGTAAATTCCTGAGAAGCGGCCCCGTTGGACAAAAAATCTTGCGCTCCTTCGTAATATTGCTGATTTGTTTCGGTTATTAAACCTCCATTAGGAATTGGCATATTTTATTAGCTTTTTGAATTAATATCAGATTGTTGTATGTCTTGAGAAGCAATTTGTATTATAGTTGGATCTTCGATAACAACTCCTGCGTATCTTAGTATTCTTATTATAACATTTGTTTGTTCTACAGGCGCTAGCTCAAAATTAACCGAAGTAGCGGGATCCCATATATAAGTAAAATTAGTAGCTGCTTCAGAAGTAAAATTCCATGTAGGATTTGCTGGCTTCTTTATATATGTAGCTTGTACATTGAGACTTATAGTTTGCGGGTATATTATTATTTTATTTTGTTCAAATAAATAAACAGGAAAGTTTTCACTTGGTTTGCTTATAGGCGATAAGTTTAACAAAGCAAATTTGTTTCTTTGTGTAGGCTCTACTTCCCTATCATCTTTGTATAGCACAGTGCCTAGTTTATAAAAATCTTGCGGATATAAAGTTATAACTATATTATTAGCAGCTCCCGTAGGTAACGAGCCCGCTGTTAAATTAAAAAATCCTCCGGTTATATTATAGTCAGTGTAAGGCACACCTAAGTAAGTAACTTCTACTAAGCTGTCTTCAACTTGACTTTGAGTAATGGTTGTTAATGGAAATCCTGTTTGAAGATTAACCGTGGAGATTAACTGAGTACCGCTAGCTGCTCCTGAAGATGTAGGCAGCGTAAAAAACGCTGGAGCTGGGTCAACTGCAGCATTATAAGTGCAAGCACCAATTTCTTTAAAAGCGTCAAGCTTTTCTTGTACCGATTTACGGCGATCAGCATATTCACTTTCATTTTGTGGCGCACGTAGTTGTTGATATATAGTTTGAAAATAACTATTTAGTATATCTAGTTGAACTTGAGTTGCTAATTTATTAAATTCATTAGGCGTTAAATACCCTCTTTGTTCTTTGTTTATTATTAACAAGACTGTTTTATAAACTTGATCTACGTTTATGGCCATTATTTTTTATTTTTTATACTAAAAAGGCGGCCGAAACCGCCTATGTATAGTATTACTTGTTTTTATAGTTTTTTATCTATAGACTTGTAAATTTCTACTCCTTCATCTGTTTTTAAGAAAGCCGCAAACGCTGAGTAAGGGTTTTCGTCAAAAGGAACGTTCATTAATTTTCTACCAGTTGACACCCATGTAAATGTGCGTTGGTCTTGTGATAGATTTATAATTCCAATTTCGGCTGCTCTAATAGCAAAGTTTCTTAATTGAACATTTTCATCATTAGCTAAGTTTAAAAACAATGCTGGATTGTTTCTAGCAAATAACAATAAATCTCTTTTAAGCTCTTTTGAACTCATAGAGTTTACAGCAGATCCTTTTTCAACTCTTAATATTGCTTCAGCATGATCTACGTCTAGTGATCTAGCCGCATTTAAAGCATCAATTTGAAGATCCAATACATCTAATTCATCTTCCGCTTCCGCAACTGCGCTAAATTCATCATATATTTTTCCTTTTAGTGGATGATATAAAGACAATAGCTTTTGTAAATTTTGTTGTTTTTTAGGAACTAATAATGTACCGTCTAAAAATCTAATATGCCCCATTGTAGCTTCACCTTTTTGTTCGTCTACTAACGGTGAATCTTGATTAGTTGCATATTTAATTTCTCTTTGTTTCCCAGTTTTTTCATCAAAATAAAGTAAAGCATGCTTTCTAGTATGCTTACCCGGTATTGTTAAAGTTAAGGGCGATTTATTGCCTCTTAAATAATAAGTTCTATCTTTGATTTCCCATTCTGGTTTTTTGGGTTTTACTGGAGTAGCAACCTTTGTTACCACTTCTTCTTGAGGTGCAACCTCAACCTTTTCTGCTTTAGCTTGTTTAGCCATAATATAATAAAATTAAATAGTTATAAAAGTAATAATTACCCCCGTCAGTTCAACGAGGGTAAGAATTACATTAATTTTGAATCATTAGATTCCTTTGAAAAGTACAAAGTTGTTAGCAGCTTGAGTTACTAAACATCTTTCAGATAGGAAGTTTACTTCCATAGCATCAAGAGTTGAAGTAAATGCACCACCAGCAGAACCAGTTAACCAAGATTTCATTCTTCTGTCGTCAGCCTGTGAAGCTCTATAACGTACGTGTAAGAATGGTCTACGGATATTAGTTCCTAATACTTGATCGTAAACTGTAGAAGTTCCAGCTGGTACTAATACACCTTCAATAGAATTGATACCAACAATACCTCCACGAGTAGAAGCGTCATTTAAGTATTTCCAATCAGTTTTGTAAAAGTCATAAGAACCTCTTCTAAATCCTGAGAATCCAAGATTTAAAGCCATTTCTTCTGAGTTTTCAAATAATCCAAAAGCAGTACCTCCAGCGAATCCACCAGAAATAGAAGCCAACATATCGTCAAAATCAAGAGATGTTTGTCTCTGTAAGAATAACATGTTTTCTTCAATAGCTCCTTGAGTATCTAAATTCTTAAGAATAGCATCAAATTCGTCAAGTCCAGCAGCAGCAGTAAATCCTACTTCTACATTTCCACGAGTTTGAATAGCAGCAAATAAACCTTCAGTTCCAGGAAGTGCTCCAACAGTTGTACCTGTTGCTCCTTGGTTATACTCACCTTCTACCATTGCCATTTCTAAGTGATCTTCAAAACGTAAACGAGTTTCAGATTCAGCTTTTAAATACCATAAGTATCCAGATGTTCCGTCTTCAGTTGCAACTTCAACCCATCCAATTTGAGCCATATCAGATCCGTTAATCACAAATTGATCACGAATAATGATTGGTGAATTAGAGAATTGAGTAAATTGCGGTTGTACAGTAACTCTTTGACCAGCTACTTGAACCCCACCACCTGCTGCAGTTTGATTCGAAGCAATAGCAGAACCTTTAGTGTAAGCAGATCCATAAACAAATACTTTAACTTGTGTTCCAAGTGCAATTGCGCCTGCCATAAATCCAGAAGCCACTAATCCAGCACCACCTACAAAAGGAGATACTTCAAAAGTACCCGCTCCAGGAGTAGTGTCACTAGCTGTAACTAAACATTTTTGCTCAGCGCCTGTTGCAGGATTTAATAATACAACTGTATCATTAATAGAAATTACATTATTTACGTTAGCAGCTAATGTAATAAGGTTTGTTCCAACTGCTACACCAGCACCATCAGCTCCAATAGAAAATCCTTGATACGATATGTGTAGTCTGTTTTGTTCTGACCAAATTACTTGATCACTTGTCATTGGCATTTCAGCGCCAACCATTCTTAAAAAGCCTGATAACGTACGATTTCCGTAACGCTCTACTTCAGCTTCATATACCTCAGGAAGGTATTGTTGTGCAAAATCATTTGCACCATTGTTAAATTGTAAGTAGTTATTAGGAAGCAATTGTTGTGATTGCGACGGTATTAAACTACCAAATTGAGGAGTTAAACTCATAATTGTTTGTTTTTTTAGTTAAATTTTTTTGTTTTGATTTTTAGTTTTGTAGAATCAGCACCTGAAATTGCTTTAACTTTTAATCCGTTTACAAATACATCTCCTTGAGTAGATCTAGCTTTAGTACTACTTAAGTTTTTTGAGCTATTTACAACGTCTTTAACTGCATCAGCTTTTCCTTGCTCATAAAAATGAGCGGCAATCTTATCTACATTATCTGCAGCATACATAGCTTTGTGATAACCATCAACATCTTTAACATTACCTGATTCGTCAAGGAACTTCCCGACAAGGTTGTTAATATTTGATTGGCTTTCTGCAACTTTATCACGATTTTGAATGTTGTACTTATAATTCTTTTCACCAACTTTAATATCGAAACCTTCGAAATTATTGCTAAAATGATTTTTAGTACTTTCTTTAAATTGTGCGTGTTGTTGCTGAGCTGTTTCTTGCTGCTTGTTATATCGGTTAAAAAAGTCCGTGGCTTTTTGTTGGTCTTGAGTAACGCCCGGTCTCAACTTGATCTCGTCGTAATATTTACTCTTTGTTTCCTCTAAATAGTTTTTGGCTTTTGCAACTTCTTCTTTAAACGCAATTCTTTTTTTGCGTGCATCTCTATCTTCGTCGATATCTTCATCAATAATAAAGTCTTCTAATAACATATCAATGTCTTCTCCTTCTAAATAAGGTTTTTCTTTTTTATAATACTCTTTAAGTAACGTAACTTCGTCAACTTTAGAGTAATCGGCGTTAAGCCTAGTATAGTCCTCTATTGTCCCACCTGTATCTTCCATAAAAGAAACTAGCTTTTCAATGTTTTCAGGTAAAGCTTTACCAAGAATTCTTTCGTCTTGTATTGCTTTTTCTACCTGAGCTTCAACTTTTTCAGTTTCTGTTACTTCTTTGATTGGAGAAAACCCTTCAACATCCTCGTCGGACTTTTGTACAGGTTCTCCCACCTCTGCGCTATCTCCGGATGATTTTTCCACAGATACTTCCTTTGTTTCTCCGATTTGAATGGCATCTTCTTTTGGTATTACCACCTTAGTAACTTCCGGAGCTTCTTCTTTTAAAGGCTCTTTAATTGTAACCTTTATAGGCTCGTTGCTGGGTGTTGTTAATTTTTTTGGAGTTTTCTTTTTAATTTTAAACTCACCTTCCTGTTTAACAGGTTCATTTGTTTTTACTTCTTCTGACATAATATAATATAATTAAATAGTTATTGCTTCCTACATGAAAGCTTGCATTCCCGTTTCGGGTTGTTGTTCAAAGTTTATAGGTAAGCCATCGTTTTGTCTTTGACTTATTAGTTCACTTTGCTGTGAAGCTTCCATTTTACTTCGATTATCTTTGCGATCTTCAATAGAACCTTCTTTTTGTTGTACCATTTGAACATCCATTTGTTTAAGTTGCATATCGTACTCAAATCTGGTTTGCATTTTTTGCGCTTCTAATTGCGCTGCAATTTCCATTCGCTGAATTTCCATTTGATTTTTAGATTGTTCAAATTGAACATTAGCTCCCATTAAAGCTTCTTGCTTTTGCACTTCAGCCATAGCTGTTTTCTCAGCAGTATCTGCTTGAGACTTTCCTTGCGCAGCAATGTTTGCTTGTTGATTAGCCTGCTCTTGTTTAGCTTTTTCTTTACGCTTTATTTTAAGCATTTGATTTGCTAGCTTAAGGTTTTTAATTTGCCTTAAATCGATAGCGTCCTCTAGATTAAGACTTCCTTGCTGTAAAGAAACTTGAATGTTATTTTCTAGTTGGGCTTCTTCTTCTTCGTCTGGTTCTAATTCTAAAAATATACCAAAGTCATGTAAATTTAAATTAACTATCTCTTCTAAAGTTTTAATATTAAAAGTAGATATAGAATTTTGTAATGCGCTTTTAGTTAAAGGAAATTCTAATGCATCTGCTATTCTTAAAGAAACGTTTTCAGCTAGTTTAAGAGTTATATAAAGCCCTGACTGGTTAATATGCCTAGTAGCTACATTGGATGCGTTAGCGGCTATCTTCTGAAGCCCCACAAGCGTTTGCTTGTCTGGAGTACTACCATCTCTAGCTTCATTAAGCCCTGTTACATCACGTATCATCTGTAAATAATATTGATACGTTTGAATCAAAGAACTAATTTTAGCCTGACCGTTTGAACTATTAAGTTCTTGTATTGGAACTTTGCCAGCATTCATATCTCCATCTTGAGTAAGTGATCGGCCAACTATAGAACCTGTTTGGAAATACATATTTAATGCCTCTGCTGGATTATAGTTTGTTCCATTACCTAAATCAACTTCAGCTAATCCGTCCATATCTAAATATACACCATCTGGTACCATTCTAGACAGTACTTGCTGTAGCTTTAAATGTGTTAACTGAATCATATCAGCAAATCCAACACACTTGCTTACAAGTGATTCGATACGTCCTTTGTACATTCTTGGTGCACATAAAGCATAATTCATTTCTACCTTAGTTGTATCGGCTGTGGGTCTAGACATATTTTCTGCCAATTCCCACTTAACCATTTCATTTGAGCCTAAAACTTTAGCTCCTGTATATAGAACTTCAATAGATCTTGATACTCTTTCAAAGTTATCATTTTCCGGCGGGTTAAATGAATCAGGCTTTTCTAAAGCTTTCATCAATCCCTGTGGTGTTTCTTTTATTTTAAATACTTGATTGTGATAAGTCTTGTAATCAAAATATAAAACCTGGACTGTGTTTTGATCATAGTTACCCCAGCCGGTTATATATTGACTGTTACCAGGCATAGATTGAATTCTTTCTAATTCTTTCTCGCTAATATTTGGAAACTCTTTTTTAAGCTCAGGTATTGTTATAGATTTTACTTCACCTACATAATATACATCGTCAAAGTTTGGATCTTCAGTATAAGAATAAACAACATAAGCAGGATCTACATAATCAACTGTAATTCCTTCTGCTGTATTAAAGCTGGTTTTTGCTACTGCAATACCTAACACGGTTAAATCCATGTTTAATCTTTTCCTTGTTAAGTCATATTTATTTTGAGCAAGCACACTAGATATAGCTTCTTCTTCAGCTATTTCAATTGACTGCTTATAACTTAATTGCATGTGTAATTCCAGTTCTTCTTTTGATTCAGGCACCACATCAATGTTCGGTGTTTGATACAAATTAATGCCTAATGTTTGTTGAAGACTATCTAAATATTCTTTAGCAACCATGTCTTCATAAAGCATGGAAGCATAATCAGTTCTTTTTCTTATAGAAGCAGGGTCTTGCGCGTATGCTTTTATATCATAAGCTTTAGCTGATATACCGTTAACTACTATGTCTACAAATTTAGATAAAATCGGTACAGGCTTCCAGTCTAAGTTTAAATAAGACAAATCACCATTAATAGATAACTCATCTTTGTACTTTTGTATTGACTGCTCACCTCTAGCATATAATCTTAATTGGTGAAATTGATTCCAACTAGTTAAATATCTATTACCGTTAGTTCGCCCTTGACCAAACCATTCGTATTCTATGGCCTGCCCAACCTGCGTCCCGTATTTCAAGCTTGCTTTTTCCGCATCGCTAACTACTTGGCTTGGAAAAGCGCTATTGGTGTTAGTATATATACTCATTTAACTTATTATTTTTGATGTTGAACCTTTATTATCATATTTTTTAAAACCTAAGTCTAATGCTTTTGGTTTTTGTCTAGGCGCTCCTGGGGCATATCTATGTTTATTGCAGGCCATTAATGCAAGCCCTGAACTAATAGACGCATCATGCTTTGTTCTATTATTAATATTAAACTTAGCCCAATCCTCTAAGGTTCTTTGGAAATATATATCTCCATATCCTGTTTCTTTTAAACCTACAAAGTCATTTATGTAAGTTTCAATTGCAGCTGCATGCGCTTGTTTTATATCTTCACTTGAATTAGGTATTCCGCCTAACTCTTTTTCTGTTACAGATAGCTTATTGTATTTTTTATCAGGTCTATTAATTGAATAGCCTCTATAACCTCTACGTTTAAAATGATATAATAATCTTGGTTTATTGTTTTCTGCTAGTATCGGCATTCCGTAAAACACGCAAGCCATTAATACATCTTCAAAAAATATTTCAGCAGTTTGTGGTCTAGCTATGTATTCTAAAAAAAACATATTAGGCGGCACATCTTCCATTGAAAATTTAGTTAAACCGTGAAGAGATCCATTGGATCCTCTGCCGTCAACAGTACCTGAAATATCGTATGGATCACAACCAAATGCTCCGCAATGCTCATTACCAGGATAATTAGTGCCATTTTTTATATATCTTTTATTTTGTAAGCTTCCAGGCGGAACCCAAGTAACTAAAAATCTGCCGCTTTTATTTGGCACAAATATTACTTTAGTATCTTTTTCTGCATTTTCCCATTGAAAACTTCCTTTAGTTACTTTAATTGAGTTTTTAAGATCTTCATTAAAATCTATTTGCTCGTATATTTTTGTTAAGTTAAATAAAGATTGTTTGGATTCATCTCTAAACGCATGCTTAGTTGTGCGTGGAAACTGCCTGTAAAATTCATTTAAACTGTCTTGATCAGATTTTAAGCCCTCTACCTCATTATCCCAATATTCTATAACACCTTGTGTTATTTTTGTTCCATGAGGGTCTTCAACTCCTTTTTTGGGTGTGTTGAATACAGGTAAGCCATAAGAATCAATGTATCCTTCGTAGTTCCATTCCATAGGTATGAACAAAGAATAGAGTCCTGAGCGAGTCTGTCCATTGGCGTTTCTTTGTGTAACATCTGAGTTGTCATAAAGCTTTTTAAAGTTTGCTCCTCCTTTGTCAAGTGAATTTGATGTTGATCCCATCATGCACTTTCCAATAACTCTACTACCTAGTCTAAGGGTGGTTTTCGTAACACGCCAGTTGTTGAGGATGTTGTTGGGCCTTTCCCACTTCCCGCTCTCATCGTGGACGAGGAGCCTGAGCTTCTCCCCATCGTAGGCATTATCGCCGGTATTCTTCCAGTCGATGGTTGTGTCAAGACCGGTAATTTCTTGTATTTTTTGATTGGCTTCCAGTTTTCTACGGGTAAATTTGGAGGCAGGGACTCTGTAGGCGAGCTCGGTCTTGGGCCTGTCCATACCGTCCTGGATCGGTTTGAAGAAGAATGGATAGTTAACGGATATTGGTACCACCTTATCTGTGAACATCTTCTTAGCATCGGCACCAGATTTGGACAATATGCCGTACCGTGAATCCGTGGATATTGTAGCAAGGTTGACCGATTCAGCTGAGGACATAAATGAAAAGCCTGATCGACGGTTTTTAAGATAACACATTCCATAAGACCGTGTGTCTGATTTACAAGCTTCCCAGAAAATGTAGAATAATCTATTTGATTCCCTAAAGTCCGGTTGCCCGACGTCAATTTTACTCCACTGCAGGTACATATAATTAGTGCCAGTAATGTAAGTAGGAACACCTTTACTAGTGAACCAAAAACCTTCTTCACGTCTTGTAAATTCTTTGTCAATATAGTCATACCATTTTTCTTTAAAGTCTAACGGGTATTCTTCCCAATCAAACACAGATTTAATTCTATTTAATTCTTTTGGGTACGGTGTATAAGTCCATTTGTCTTTTTCAAATTCAACAATATCTTTTACTTTAGGCAAAGCTATTTTAAGATTTTGTATTTCATAAATCTCGCCTATTTCACCTGTTTTACTTATAACTATTAAATCATGTTCTTCGTTATAACCATAGTCCCATTTTTTATACCTATTCATTCTGTTAAGAACTTTAGGTTTTATGTAGTCTTTTAAGACTTTATATAAAGCTTGCTTATACATTTTTAGATCTTCCTTCAGCAAAACCTTTAAAAGATTTTTCTTCTTTTACTTCTTTAGGTTTTTCATTTAACAAAGCTTCTTCAGCTTCTAATCTATTTAGTATTTCAAAAGCATCAAATATAGCTAGCTTTTTTGTGGCTGCTGCATTTTTTAATCTATCTGCTGATACGTCATCATCTGAATCAACAATAGCTTCTTTAGCTACTTTGATTAGTTCCTCAACTGCTACTTGCCCAGCTTGGATTATATTCAACTTCGTTTCCTTGGTATTCATATTTAATTACAATATCATTAGATTTCATACAATATAAACGCTTGCCATCAATTAAAAATTCCCACTCA